ACAGCACAGAGTTAGCTCCAGGAATAGTTTCTTTTGAAGGGCTATTAGACGATCCAACGCAATTCATTTTAGACTTAGAAGGTTTAATTGATTTAAACATATTGACTTGGACAGACGCACAGCAGAGCTCTGGGGCGGCTGGAGCAACCCATGAGGTAAGAAAATCAGCTAGAAATTGCAAAGCTATTGCTTTGCCAAAATACGACGAAATACCAAACATTAACGAAACAGACCCGCTTTACTTATTGCACAAGTTTTTAAACGACAATATAAATCCAGTACTAGACCTGTACTGCACTGACTACAGCGCTCATCATTGGAAAAAAAATGAAGGATGGCAGCTTCTTAAATATGGGGCAGATAATTACTTCGTAAATCATTACGATGACTCAAAACATTACGCCAGAACCGTTTCTATGAGTTTTTACCTAAATGACGACTATGAGGGCGGAGAAATAGAATTTTCTAGGTTTAATTTAAAAATTAAGCCGAAAGCCAACCAAGCAGTGTTTTTTCCATCAAACTATGTATATAATCATACAGTGCATCCAGTTATATCTGGGACAAGATATGCAGTCGTAGCGTGGTGGGAATAATGACAAAGGTAAAAGAACCTATTCTTGTAGATAAAGTTTTTAACGATAACGACTTTTTACAGATTAAATCGTTGTTTAACGATCCTAAGTCTTTTGGATTTCAAGAGGGTTTTTCTCGCTGGGTTGCTTCAGATGGAGATTTACCTCTCCTTAAACAGTATTCCTATTTAATAACACCACTAGCTAGATCTATTTTTGACAGCACTGATTTGCTTCCTACATACACTTTGTTTTCTCATTATGAAGGCAAGGACGCCAAGTTGTGGAAGCATAAAGATGACAATGCTTGCACCTATACGGTAGATATGTGTGTTTATCAAAAGCATCCGTGGGAGCTGTGGGTAGAGGGTAAGCCTTACGCACTGCACCCAAATCAAGCTTTGGCATACTACGGTAACGATCAGGAACATTGGCGTGAAGCGTTTCCTGAACCAGAGACTAATCATGTCGCCATGATATTTTTTCACTTTGCTGAGCCAGATCACTGGTGGTTTACAAAAGGACCTTCCTACCTTGATGTTATAAGAAAAAATGTCACTGAGGAAGACTGGGCAAAGCGTAATGGGGTCAAATAACGGGGTTGTTTACTCTTTTCATGTCCGTCACGGAAAACTAGTTAATAATCTTTGTTATAAGCAGTTACTTTACTCAATTTCTACTTTAAGAGCTCATAACAAGACCACCCCCATAAAAGTATACATATCGCCAAAAACTGTTGATACTTCTGAATCTAAGTTAGACACCTTATCTAATGTAGAGGTTATTAAGTTTGATAATCATTACCCATCTGAACTGTTAAACAAAGAGTGGGTTGAAGAAGGACACGCAGAGTTTTTGTATCATAGGTGGAAAAACGCATTTAGAACTCTTGCTTATTATGGGTTTGATCAGATACTTTATCTAGACACAGATACCGTATTTTATAACGATGTAGATGTACTTTTTAAAAAATATAACGGCAAAATGGTTTGGGCAAGAGAAGACAATACCTATGATGTTATGTCTTTTTTAAATCTTGATGAAGCGATGAATGACGGTCAGTTTATACTGAATAAACTGGTTTTAGACCACCTGTCAAACTTTGATGACACTGTAATTTCTTTTATAAATAAGTCATTAGACAAGTGCAAGGATAATTTTGACCGAGATGCAATGAGGTTTAAGGTAAGATGGATAATGATCCAATATGCTCTATACACTTTTTTTAAAGAGCTGGGTCACCCAGTTGCGTATTTTGATCACGAAGACGTAGCGCTACATAGTGAAAAAGACGAACCTAATGATCAACCTATACTAAGACACTATTACTCCAGCAATTCTGAAAAATATCTCCCTAAGGAATTTAAATGAAAATAATGGTAACTGGAGTTGCTGGTCTTGTAGGGAGTCACATTTCTAAAGCTTTAAATGATTACACTGTTATAGGGGTAGATAGTCTGGTTGGTGGTTATTTAGATAACATACCAAAAGAAGTGCTATTTATAGAAAAAGACTGTGCTAATTTGGTAAAAAAAGATCTAGAGGGCGTATCTATAGTCATACATGCGGCCTGTACCCCTCATGAGGGTCTATCTGTGTTCTCCCCTAACTTTATAACCAAAAACACCTTTGGGGCCTCTATGGCCGTCCTAACGGCTTCTATACAGGCTGGGGTAAAGAAGTTTATTTACCTATCAAGTATGGCTAGGTACGGGGAGCAAGAAATCCCTTTTAAAGAAAATATGGAGCCAAGACCCCAGGATCCATACGGCATATCTAAGGTTGCTTTTGAACAGGTGTTAAAAACACTGGCTAATATTCATGGGTTTTCTTACTCAATTATTGTGCCGCATAATATTGTCGGCTCTGGTCAGGTATACACAGACCCATACAGAAATGTAGCTGGGATTATGATCAACCGAATGCTGCAAGGAAAACAACCTATTATCTACGGCGACGGCTCTCAGATGAGATGCTTTTCAGACATTCGGGATGTGGTTGACCCCCTATTAAAAGTTGTTACTACAGATGTAACAGACGGAGAAGTAATTAATGTGGGACCTGATTCCACATTCATAACTATAAATGAGCTAGCTAAAGCCATCGCCGATCTATTAGATTTCCCTCTAGATCCCATCTACCTTGCTGATCGACCTTCTGAGGTAAAGCTAGCCAACTGCTCAGCGGATAAAGCAAGATTGCTTTTGGGGTATAGCCCAAAATACTCTTTAGAAGAAACCCTGCAATCAATGATTGACTGGGTCAGTACTCGTGGAGTAAAACCTTTTAACTTTAACTTGCCTCTTGAATTAGTTTCCGATTTGACTCCAAAGACTTGGGTTGACCCTTCTATATTCAATTCCTAGCGTCGTTAGGCATGACAGCCCCAAAATCCTCTTAGACAATAGTAGGGCGCCCCGATCAGGCGCTATACCACTCTAGAGAAAAGGTCAATAATGGCATTAGATACATCAGGTCAACAAGCAGTTGACTTTGTATGGGGTAACTTCCCTATGCAACCAAATGATGACCGCACAGATGGCGGAGCCTCAGTCGTTGTAGCAGCAGATGCAGCTCAAAACTACGACTGGAGCGGCTACTCCGTATATCCAAGCGCTCGTCTTAATTCAGATCTTGACAACCATGCAAACGCAGAAGCAGGTTGGTCAGGATATCCAACATTTATTGCTGGAGCAGCAAACTTTATTATTACAGCAGTTTCAGGAAACGGCACAACCGTTACCTACACCGCACAAAACAAGCTAGCAGCAGGAGATGTTGTAAACATCACCGGTCTTACAGCAAGTGCTTACAACCTATCCTCAGCCACCGTGGCTACAGCAAATGCCCTTTCATTTACTGTAACTAACGCAGCAAACGCTGGTCTTATTACAGGTCAGTATGGAAAGGTTCAATCAACAACTGCTCTTACAGCCGCTGACGGCGTAGGAATCGGAAACATCCTTGTACCTAACGTACTTGGTGCAACCACAGCAGTAGCTCTTGATTCTCTCAAGGATGCAGGTTACGAAGCAGCTAACATCACAACAGCCTCTGCTGCAACTAACACCCGTACCGATGTAACTCGCTTTAACGCTACAAGCGCTACAGTAGCTGTTATTTACGCAACAAGCGCAAACACCAACTACCCAACAGGAACCAAGGTCACACTTGTTGCAGGAACTCCAGCTGGCGTAAGCCCAGTCAACCTTCCAGCATACGCGCTTGGTACTTGGACAGTTACAGGTTCTGCTGGTGCAGGTCAGATCACCGTTTCAGGTTCTGGCTTCACAATTGCAGACACAACTGGTATCAACGCAACTGGAACACTTGGCGGAGCCAATGGCACCATCAAGACCCAGAGCACAGCTGGTGGAGCAACCGCAGCAACAACAGCAACAATTACTATCACACCTTGGGCTACCGCTTCATAGTCTCAACACAAACAAAAAACCCCCCGCCATTTGGCAGGGGGTTTTTTGCTATTTACGCCTTAATCGTCGAATAATGAGCCGTCGCTCATCTGTAGTTGTTCCAGCCCAGATCCCAATCTCTCTATTGTCAAGCGCCCATTGAAGGCACTCAGACCTGAACTTGCAAGAATCGCACACGGGCTTGATAGCCCTTTTAAATCTCTCTTCTTCTATGCGATCCACTGGGAAGAATTCTTCCGTGTTCATTCCTTTACATGGCTGGGTGCCATCAAAGGTTGGTGCGGCTATTTTTGCGTACATTATTTTCCTTTTGGAAACTCCTCATAAAAGGAGTCGTATCGTTGTCCGTTATTTGCTTCGGGATTGATTTTCCAAGACGACCAGTCTTTTCCACCAGCGGTCATATGATAAGCAATCTGCGCGTTTGTTATTGGATCGTAGAGATCCTTATTAGCTTCTAAATCAAACTTCTCTCGTCGATCTATTCCAAGTTGACCAAGCATGTTGATCTGGAATATCCCGTAAGAGTTGTCCCCCGTGCTTAAATTGTCATTATGAGCTAATGGGCGACCGTTTGACTCTTTCATGGCAACTGCCCAGGCAACCCTAAGGGATTTTCCCTCAAAACCGACTGCCTTAAGCAAAGACTTTAGTTCCGCGCCATCTAGCGACTTAGCGTTCCTAAACTCTTCCAACGGATCAACTACGACTACCTCAACCACTTTAGGCTCAGGTACTACATTAGATGCAAGCGCGTGTGGAAGAGTTCCTAGAACTAATCCATACACCGCTATCACCGCCATTCCTGCCATATCTTCTTTTCTGATATTAAGCATTTCTGCTCCTCTCAGTGCCGAAAAGCCACCATCACTGGTGGCTTATCAGGTTTAACCTTAGCATAGGCTTTACAAACGGTGTCAAGCGTAAAAAATATATATTTTTTATTGTGACACGCGTGTATTCTAGTGCTGTAATTTATGCGTAGATCTTATGTGATTTCATTCGGACAACCATTCTGCTAAGGTAAAACTATTGACTTTTTAACAGAATGGGTGTATAGAGTGTCCCCTATAGATTGGCTTGGCTTCGTAGCCACATTAATCAGCGTAGTAGGATCAGCGGCTCTTGGAGTCAAATGGCTGGTCAAACATTATCTAGCAGAACTTAAGCCGAATGGCGGAAGCTCGATTAAAGACAAAGTTAATGAACTAGACGAAAAAGCTGCAAGACTTGAGTTAAGAGTAGATGAGATTTATGCACTACTCGTTAAAAAAAGAGGTAGCAAATAATGGCAGATTTAGGAACAGCCGCTCGCTTGATTGAAGAGGCTGAGCAAGAAGTTGGAACTATTGAAGGTCCAAAAGACAATGAAACAAAGTACGGCGCTTACACAAAAGCTAACTTCCAACCATGGTGCGGAAGTTTCGTCATGTGGTGTGGGAACGAGGCTGGCGTTAAGATTCCTAACACTGTTTACACCCCATCGGGAGCTGATGCTTTTAAGAAAGCCGGACGCTGGCACGAAGATGACCCTAAACCAGGAGATATCGCCTATTTTGATTTCCCAGCAGATGGCGTTGATCGGATCAGCCATGTAGGTATTGTTAAGTCTGTAAAGGCTGACGGTACCTGCCTAGTAGTCGAAGGAAATACCAGCCCAGACAAGAAGGGTGACCAGCGCAATGGCGGAGAGGTTTGCCTTAAGCTTCGCGCTTGGAAAAAGAACCCAAAGAATGTTATGGTATCTATCGTGGGCTTTGGCCGTCCAAAGTTCAAAGAAGCAGCAGAAGCTGCTGCCTCCGCAGAAGCACCACAAGTGTGCCCAACCTGCGGACAAGTAAAGAAGTAGGAGCTATATGAATAAAGCGGCAATTGAATCGTATGCCCGTAACCTGTTAGGTCAGATTATTGGCGCAATTGTAATTGTTACTCAAACCAGCGGAATTGCATCACCATTAGAGTTTGGTTCAGGTGAATGGACACTGGTTGCAAACGCCCTTTGGGCATCCGTGATCCCAGTTGCACTACGCTGGGCAAATAAGAAGGATCCGGCGTTCGGTCGTGTGGCCTTATCACTTGCAGGTGAAGTGACCAAGAAGCTCGAAGCAGAAGCTAAGAAGGCTAAAAAGAAGTAAGCATTAACTCAGTGGGGCGGGCTCAATGCCCGCCCTATTGCTTTTTTAAGATAGAATTGTGGAAAGAAAAGGAGAACCAATGAAGTGCGATAACTGCTCTAACAACGCGGCTTACACAGTAGCTGATCCTGGCGTTAACCCAGTTAACTACTGCGCGAACTGCTTGCCTACATGGTTACAAGATCGCGCCTTGGCTGGACATTTTCCTGTAGAAAAGGCTGCCCCAGCTAAGAAGAAAGCAGAAGCTAAAGAGGCTCCTGCTGATGCGGATAACTAAAAAACAGGCTGTACAAGTCCACCCAGTTCCCGATCGAATGATGGATCCGGTTGGACCGTTTCCACCTGACTTGTTTAGGGAACCAGACATTGTTGTGGATAGACCCAATCAAGATGAAGATGGTAGTGACTACCCTTTAGGTGCCACAGCGCAAAATGACTACAGACCACCAAAGTATGTGCGCTGTGCTTATTGTTTAACGAGAGTTTTAGACTCTGAAAAAGAAGATCATAGGTGTGAGGACTAATGCCAAAGTACAAAGGCAGAGCTTTAAAATATGGTCCAGCCGACGACTCTGCAAATAAAAAGCTCAATTTAATCCTTAGAGCCCAAGAAAAACTTGGGTACGAAGATCGGTTTGCAGCTAAGTGGAAAGACACCGAAGTTGTTATTCCAAATGATGTGAGCAAAGCCCCAGAGCCTCAGGTAAATCGTGGTGAAATGCGTTCTGCTCCAACAATAAACCCAGGCAGACCGCGAGCGCTTGTAGTTGCGTATGCCCCTGAGGCTAATAAATTAATTGTGGTGTTTAGAGATGGTACTTGGTGGGAGTACAATAATGTCCCTACTAATATGTGGCTAGGGCTAAAGAACAGCCCCTCTACAGGAAGATATTTGCGATCTTCTGGGTTAGATGGTTGGTCAGATATGGGACCAGCAAATGTGGCAGACATGCCAGAGTCACTAAAGGAGCAAATTAGCTACAGCGCTCAAATAGCTAGTAGCATACAGAACAGCCCCGCCTACAATAGAACTACTGAGGAATCAAATGAGAACACTGGGACCAATATATCTAGGGAAACTTAATTATTATCACCGCAAAGCCCTCCCTATTGTAGAGCTTGGTCGCACCCAAGAAACAGACTTTCCCTATCGATCTGGTCGTTGTTTAGTATTTAGAGTTCCATTTACAAAGCCAGGGTTCTATCTAGGTCTTTTGTTTAAAACCGTAAAAGACCCACATCTTCTAACTGATGAAGATGTTGATCTATTAGTCGGTAACGCACTTAAAGCAAGAAAAGTCTGGTCTCCAGAGGACGGGGCATATCATGAAACTTTTTAAGGATAAAGACTGGGATAAACCTTTCTCTGAAAAAGTAGCAAAACGGGTCTCTAGGATCCCAACAGCTGAACTGGAAATGTGGATTGATCAAGCAGTCTATGAAGTTGGAAAGTGCCTATCTAACTATCAAAAAAGTCGCGAAAAAGTCTATTTAGAAGAAGCTCGAAACGGAGCAGAAGCTTTACATGCCGTTGTAGAAGAGCTCTATAAGCGAAGCACCAAATAGTAGGTTTGTCTACATTATGCTAAAATTTGCCTTGCCTCTCTCTTCTCTCCCCGTATGGCGGCAGCAAAGAGCCCTTGGGTTTACATACCCAAGGCTTTTTGTTTTTCCATAAACTAGGAAAATATGATTAATGACTCCGTGTATGAAGACGAAGAAGAGTTCTTTCCTGATGAGGATCTTGAACAGCCTTTAGAAGAGGATGTTGAAGAAGAGTTAGACGAACTCTCTAAAGAGTTTGTAAAAAAACTTATTGATCGTTGCATTGAATTTATGAGTGCTCTGGTTGGGCACGAACTTCACCCTTATCAATTACCTTTAGCTAGACGCGTAATTGAATCTGTAATTATAAATGATGGTGAAGAAGTAACCGCACTTGCTGCTCGTCAGTCGGGTAAGTCTGAAACTATTGCAAATACAGTAGCAACACTTATGGTTTTACTTCCTCGTTTAGCAAAAATGTATCCAGAACTGCTTGGTCGTTTCAAAGATGGAATCTGGATCGGAATGTTTGCTCCTGTTGAGGGTCAGGTTGAAACTCTCTTTGGTCGTACAGTAAACAGGCTTACAAGTGAGCGAGCGCTTGAGATTCTTGGAGATCCAGAGATTGATGACTCATTAGGTAAAGTGCCTGGAGTTACACGACAAATTAAACTAAAAAACTCAGGCAGTAGCCTCATGATGATGACAGCTAACCCTAGAGCTAAAATTGAGTCTAAGTCTTTCCATCTTGTAGTTATTGATGAGTGTCAAGAAGCAGATGACTTTGTTGTATCTAAATCTATCTCTCCTATGTTGGCGTATTACTCTGGTACTATGGTAAAGACAGGTACGCCTACTACAACTAAAAACAACTTTTACAGATCCATTCAATTAAACAAGCGTAGGCAGACAGGTAAGAGCTCTCGCCAAAACCATTTTGAGTGGGACTGGCGAGAGGTTGCAAAAGTAAATTCTAGCTACGGTAAATTCATCAAAAAAGAGATGCTTCGTATTGGTGAAGATTCCGATGAGTTCCAAATGTCATACTCTTGTAAATGGTTACTTGAGCGAGGTATGTTCGTCTCATCTGCAATCATGGACGAACTTGGAGATACATCACAAGAGACAGTTAAAGCTTGGCATAGAACTCCTGTGGTAGTTGGGATTGATCCGGCTCGTAAGCTGGACTCCACAGTAGTTACAGTTGTTTGGGTTGATTGGGATCGCCCTGACGAGTTTGGGTATTTTGACCACAGAGTTTTAAATTGGATGGAACTTCAAGGTGATGACTGGGAAGATCAATATTTTCAAATTATTAACTTCCTTAACAACTATGATGTTCTAGCCGTAGGAGTAGATGCTAACGGTGTGGGTGACGCGGTAGCTCAAAGACTTAAACTTCTTCTTCCTAGGGCAGAAGTTCATGCCATAGGTAGTAGCCAACCAGAACAATCTAAGCGCTGGAAACACCTAAAAGCGCTTATTGATCGACGAATGATTGGTTGGCCAGCTCACGCCAAAACCCGAAGGTTACGTACATGGAAGCGTTTCTACCAACAAATGACGGACCTAGAGACTAAGTTCCAGGGTCCTAACTTTTTAGCTCACGCTCCAGATGAGGCACATGCCCACGATGACTACGCCGATAGTTTGGCTATTGCGGTGGCACTAACTATGGATCTAACCATGCCATCCGTAGAAGTATCCTCATCCCCTTTTTATCGCTAGTTTAGGCAGACTTTAGGCTCGCAAGGTAGGAAACTTTTACATGAGGCCCTCAACCTTTAATAAGGAGTAAAAATGGCAATTGCACCAAACCCTAACTTCCCAGAGAAGACAGGCGCTACTTACGATCGTAAGTTCGCTGCTGCTACTCCAGGAATGCGTGGCCCTCTTCGTTTCGAAGAAGGCGTTGCGACAGATACAGATGTCCCACAGGAATTTTCCAAAGGCGCAATGCAGGGATATGTTCCTGCAGCAGGTCGCCCAAATCGTAATGCTGTGGTTCATACCAAGACAGCAGAAGAGACAATGCGCGAACGTGCACATGTCGGTTCTGCAGCTTGGGTAGAAGCACCTGCTTATCTTGGCGAGTTTTCATCTGGCGGCTTTGCTGACCATGGAGACAACCGCTTTGAACGTGTATTCCGTAGCGGAGCACATCAGCAACCTGCTAACCCAGCTGTCGTACAAGACTAATAATCTAGGAAGTCCTGCCTCGTACTAAATCGGTTATTTGCTTAGCATTAACTCCGAGGCAGGACAACCTATTTATCTAAAGGTTATTCATGGCACTGATCAGAGGTCAAGAGGTAAAAGAGGGACCGAAACAGGTTCCGGCTAACCCACGCCTGTACAACATGATTACAACTCAAGCAAAAACTAAATTTGCTAAGTACCCATCCCCTGCCGCCGCTCACTGGGTACACACTAAATACCTTCAAATGGGCGGCAAATTTGTTGAATCAAAGAAGGATGTAGATCCTCGTTTTCGCGATTATGCCCATGAAGCTATGAAGAAAAAAGAAGAAGATCAGAAGAAGAAAGTAACAAAAAAAGTCGGCAAAGGTAATGTTGCTGGCGAAGCTTTTAGGAAATAACTTTTATCGTTTTGTCGGTAATAGTGGTACTCTTTGCTGGTTAAAGTAAGAAGGGTGGTTTGGTGAGCGGTATAGATTTCTCACCGCCGTCGTATAGGGCGGCGTCATCTGACCTTACTATTTCCATTTCTCCACTAGGTTTGGTGGAGCTTGCAGATGAAGAATTTGAAGTTCATGGTCCGCGCTTAAACAGATACTCCCTTAACTGGGCTATGTATCTAGGACATCATTACTCATACCGCCGTCAAACTGGCGAAACTCAAATGATGTTAAACTACTACCGTGCGTTCACAGACTTCGTTATTAACTTTACATTCGGTAAGGGCGTCAGCTTCCGTAGCCCTAAAGAAACTGAAGCGATTGTTCCGGATCTCTTGGAAAGAGTTTGGGAAGTTGACAACAACAAAGCCACAGTCCTTTGGGAAATTGGACAGCAAGGCTCAGTCTCAGGCGACTGTTTTATCAAGGTTGCGTACGAAGAAGCATATACAGATCCTGCGGGCCGTGTGCATCCTGGTCGTGTTCGCGTTCTGCCTCTTAACTCGTCTTTCTGTTTTCCAGAGTTTCATCCTCACGACCGTGAGCGTCTTATTCGCTTTAAGCTCAAGTACCGCTTCTGGGGCACCTCTCTTGAAGGTACGCGACAAGTATTCACCTACACAGAAATCCTGACAGAAGATGTCATTGAGGAATATATCAATGATGAACTTATTGACTCGCGCCCGAACCCTCTTGGTGTTATCCCTGTGGTTCATGTACCAAATGTTCGTATTAGTGGCAGCCCTTGGGGTCTTTCTGATTGCAATGATATTATCAATATTAACCGCGCTTACAACGAGACCGCTACGGATATTGCTGACATTGTTAACTATCACGCCGCCCCAGTCACAGTTATCATCGGTGCAAAAGCTTCTCAGCTTGAGAAGGGGGCTAACAAAGTCTGGGGTGGTTTACCAAAAGACGCGAAGGTAGAAAACCTTGAAGGTGGATCGCAAGGACTAAAAGGCGCTATGGAGTTCTTGACAATGCTCAAGAAGTCTATGCACGAAATGATTGGTGTTCCTGAGACCGCACTCGGTCAGGCACAGCCTATTTCCAATACCTCAGGTGTTGCGCTATCCATTCAGTTCCAGCCTTTGATGAACCGTTATCATCAAAAGATCATTCAGTATGCTCGCGGGTTAGAGCGTGTAAACGAACTTATTTTGCTTAGCCTTGCAATTAAAGAGCCAGAGACTTTTGTATGGGATCCAGCTAAAAACTCTCCTTTGAAGCAGGGTCAGTTAGATCGACTAGATCCACAAGATCCTCTTACTTACCAATCTTATGTTCACTTCCCACCACCTCTACCTCTAGATAAGTTGATTGCTTTGAACGAAGTTCAATCACTTATGTCACTAGGGCTTGAGTCTAAAGAAGGAGCTTTGCGCTCCCTTGGTGAAGAATTCCCAACTGAGAAACTAGAAGAGATCCGTCAAGAGCTTAAAGACGAGGCTCTGTCCGATGGAGCACTTAAACTTCTACAAACTCAGATTGAACAAGAGATCATGCAGATCACAGGCACCTTGCCTCCTGAAATGGGTGGCGCTGCCCCAACAGGTGGCGGAGCTGGATCGGCTGGTGGCGGGGCCCCAGTAATGGGCGCGGGCGCACCTAATATCTTAGACGGAGCCGGTGTAGTGGCTCAGCAGGGCGAGGCTGCTTTGAGAACCAAACTCGTAACTGAAGCTTACGGTACCCAACTACCTAAAAGGCAGGTACCGCAAGACTACGAAAAATAAAGCGATTTACGCAGACAATTTCGTACGGTAAGGCGAAAATTAACTTACAAACGTTAGGTCATATGTGCTACGCCCGCAAGGGCATTCGGAAAACGACCCAGAGGAAAAAAGGATATAAGCATGTCAGATACTGCGGAAACAATGGCAACTGCTTTTGAAGCAGAAGCCGGAACAGCTCCAGTAGTAAATGTGTCGGACGTTGACGCGTCGACTGTTATTACGAGCACTGAGAAAGTGAATGCAAGACAGCCAAAGTTTTACACGGAGGATGATCTAGCTAAAGTGCGTTCTCAGGAAAAGGAAAAGCTTTACCCTCAGATCGAATCTCTGAAGGAAGAGCTAAACTCAATTCGTAAAGAAAAAGAAGAAGAAGCAGCTCGCAAAGAAGCTGAAGCGCAAGCTTTAGCTGAAAAGGCAAAACAAGAAGCATTATCAGAATTGGATGCAAAATCCTATGCTGATGCTCGCCTTTCTGAGTTGCAAGAGCAGTTGGAGCGTGAGCGTCAAGAACGTGAACGAGCCCTCGCTCTTCTGGAGCGCGAAAAGACTTTTGCAGATCTTCAGGCTTATCGCCAGCAAGTACTAGAACAAGAGCGCGACAACATCATTCCAGAACTAGTTGATCTAATCGCAGGTAATACCCGCGAAGAAATCCAAGCTAGTGTTGAAGGATTGAAGGAGCGCTCAGCTCGTATTCTTGAATCGGCTCAGTCTGCAATGCAGACCGCCAGAAAAGAAATGACTGGCACAAGGGCAACCTTGCCGCCAGCCGGACCATTGGAAACTAATTCGGAGCAACGTCAGTTAACGGCTGAAGAAATTCAGTCTCTGTCCATGAACGATTACGCCAAATATAGAGAACGACTATTGAGCCCTTCGGCTCGTGGGAAGTCTCGCGGACTGTTCGGGTAATCCCCAATCCAAATCCAACTAAGGAGTCAAATTTAAATGGCATCAGGAATCACAGGTACCGGTAATCTAGCCGCTGCCCCTACAGCCTACTCGGGTACAAATACCCAATTGACTCAAGCGATTCAGACGATCTGGTCCAAGGAAATTCTTTTCCAGGCCATGCCAATCCTTCGCTTTGAGCAATTTGCAGTAAAGAAGACCGAACTAGGTGTTGCACCTGGTCTTCAAATTAACTTCATGCGTTACAACAACCTCGGCTTCGCAAGTGGCCTTGTTGAAGGTGTACGTATGCAGACCAACGCATTGACGGCACAACAGTTCTCAATCACAGTGTCTGAGCATGGTTATGCTCTTGCTGTTTCTGAGCTATTGCTCAATGCTTCATTTGATGACGTAATGGCTTCAGCCTCACGTCTTCTTGGTCGTAACATGGCGATCTATCTAGATCAGCTTTCACGCGACACACTCTACGCAGCAACCTCAACAATCTATGGTGAAGACCGCACTAACATGCTCGCTATCACCAACGGAACTGGTACTTTCAACCAGTACGCTTCAGGTACAAACGGATCAAGCCGTGCCTCAATGACAGGTCAATACAACCTGACACCACGTACCGTGAAGGATGCTGTTGAGACCCTCTCAACCAAGAACATTCCACGGTTGGGCGAGACTTATGTTTGCTTCGTCCACCCACACCAGAGCCGTAAGCTTCGTGATACCGCTGAGTTCATTGAAGTAACTAAGTACGCTGCTCCTGGTAACTTCATGCTCGGTGAAATTGGTCGTCTATATGACACAGTATTCATTGAGACAACTCAGGTTCGCAAAGTTGTTGGCGGTGCTGGTACTTCATACACAGCAGACACAGCAGTTGCTAACCCAACAGTTACACCTGGCGGAGGTTACATCACCCCTGCACAGTTCACCGGTAACGGTGGATCAGACCGCTACGACGCTATCTTCATTGGAGATAACGCATTCGGTCACGCAATCTCACTCCCAGTTGAGCTCCGCGATGGCGGTATTCTTGACTTTGGTCGTGAGCATGCGCTTGCTTGGTACTCAATCTTCGGTCTTGGCCTAATCACTGATCAGGCTGTTATCGTTGCTGAAACCAACTAAAAACTAAATACTGCGACCTGGGCATGTCCTTAAACTGCCCACTTTAACAGTCACTAACCCGGAGGATCCAAATGGCAAGTAAAGTAAAGCCGACCGATGTTACAGGTCGTGCACGTGAAGTAGCGCTTGAGGCAAACGCTGAAGCCCTAGCTCAACGTGCTGGAGAAATGTCAATGGCAACTGCTGCTGCTAAAGCTCAGCTTGATCAGGCTATTGATGCAACTAAACCTGATCGACAAGTAGTTATTGTTGATGAAGCAGTCAGAGTGGGCGAGCAGGTTGACACTATTGAGATTCGTGTCGTAGAAGATATCGAAAACATGACTCTTGGTGCGGGCAACAATTACAGTTTTAGGGCAGGTCAAAAGTACTCTGTTACTAAAGCAGTAGCTCAACATCTCAAAGAAAAAGGCTACTTAGCCGCTGCTATCTAACCAGTAATAATCGGAGCGGCGGGCACTAGTTGCCCGCTTCTTCGTTTGTAGGGATTTTTTAATACTGGTCACCTACCATTATGTAGGCGATGTTAGGAGTGGTTAGTGGCTGTAACAGCGGACATTCTTTATAGAGTTCGCCTTGAATTAGGTGATCTAGAAAAAGCCTTTAACTGGTCAGACACAGGCGACGGCTCTACAAAAGTATACGACCTACGAGTAAAGCCCCTTGATGTGGCTTCTCTTGTCGTAACAGTTAACAACACCCCAATAGCCCAGCCAGCTGGCTATACCGTACAGGCCGATCATGGACTCATTACCTTTGCTTCAGCGCCGGGTAATAACACAACTATCAGAGTATCTGGTACCCATTATCGTTACTTCACAGATACTGACCTAGAGCTTTTTATCAACACTGCCGTTGAGCAGCATACTTATAACCGCACAGACGGTTTCGGAAATCAAATGAATTTGGCTAAGGTACCTGCGGTTGAAGAGTACCCAATTGCCATTCTTTCAGTTATTGAAGCCTTATGGGCTCTTGCAACAGACGCATCATTTGATATCAATATCTTTGCTCCAGACGGAGTTACTATCCCGCGTTCTGAGCGTTACCACCAGCTTGTCAATATGATCAACCAACGCCAAGAGCAATATAGAACCCTATGCTCTGCGCTAAACATTGGTTTGTGGCGGTTAGAGCTAGGCACCCTGCGCCGTGTCTCTAGAACAACTAACAAACTTGTTCCCGTTTATATGCCTCAAGAAATTGATGATGCTCGCAAGCCTGAGAGAGTTTATATACAAAACGATATGTTGGGTAGAAGCCCTATGCCAACAACGGCTGCCATCTATGACCTTGTGATGTATCAAGGTGATAGCTTCTCAATCATTTTAGATTTCCCAGATACTTACAGCATTACTAACCTAGTATTTAAAGCACAAATCAGAACATACCCAAACGCTCCAGCAAGATACGCAGAGTTCACAGTTACTGTTACAGATCCGGTGCTAAAGAAAATTCAATTATCTTTAACAAAACAACAAACAGCTTACCTACCTGTTCGCGCTTTCTGGGATCTACAGGCAACCTCTACAGTAGATGCTACTTTCCAAAAAACATACATCAAAGGACAGGTGTTCGTAACTCAACAAGTGACGGTTGACTAATGCCAGAAGAAATTCAAATATCGGTATCGCCGCAACCTGAAATTCAAGTATCCATAGGAAGTAACGGTGCTACGGGCGCTACAGGGCCTACGGGCGCCGTTGGAGCCACAGGAGCCACCGGATCTACTGGATCCACAGGTCCTACAGGAACTGCTGGCGTAGCGGGCGCTACGGGCGCTACAGGTGCCACTGGAGCGACTGGTCCTATTGGTTTTATTGGTCCAGAAGGTTCAACCGGTCCTACGGGTGCTACTGGCGCGACTGGAGCAACAGGTGTAACAGGACCTGCGGGTGCAACAGGTGCATCTGGCGCACAAGGCGTATCAATAACATTAAAAGGATCTGTAGCCAATCTAGGTGACCTTTCAAATTTAAGTCCAGCTCCAGCTATTAATGATGCGTGGATCGTTGAGTCAACAGGAAACTTATATGTTTGGTCTTCAACTGGCTTTGTAGATGCAGGTCAAATTGTTGGTCCTACAGGCCCAACTGGACCTCAAGGAGCGACTGGTTACACAGGACCGCAAGGTATTACTGGTCCTACTGGAGCGCAAGGTCCTACAGGTTTAACAGGAAGCACAGGTGCTACTGGCGCAACTGGTGCAACAGGATCTACAGGAAGTACTGGTGCAACAGGAGCTGATTCAACTGTTCCTGGACCTACAGGTGCAGCAGGAAGCACAGGACCAACAGGTCCAACGGGCGCTACTGGCGATGCTTCAACAGTTCCGGGTCCAACTGGTTCAACTGGATCAACAGGTGCTACGGGAGCGACAGGTGCAACTGGCCCTACAGGCGCAGATTCAACAGTGCCAGGTCCAACAGGACCTACTGGAAATTTAGGACCAACAGGTTCAACTGGTGCAACTGGACCGACAGGTCCTACTGGTGCTACTGGTGAAGCTGGCACTGGCGTAACAATTCTTGGTTCTTATCCAAGTCTTGCTGCATTACAAGCAGCACAGCCAACTGGAAATCCAGGAGATGGTTATCTTGTTGCTGGTGATCTTTATGTTTGGTCAGCATCTTCATCTAGTTGGGTAAACGTTGGAAATATTCAAGGCCCAACAGGTGCAACAGGTGCAACAGGAGCTACTGGTGCAACGGGTCCAACAGGCCCAACAGGTGCAACCGGATCTACTGGTGCTACTGGTGCGTGGGATTATTACAGTACAACACCTCCAACTGGCGCAAGCACTGGTCAAGCTTGGTTTGATCCAAATACAGGCGGAATTTTTATCTTTTATGATGGATACTGGGTTGAAACAGGAGCCGCGCCAATTGGTCCAACAGGTCCTATCGGTCCTACAGGTTCAACAGGTTCAACTGGTGCGACAGGTCCACAAGGACCAACAGGAGCGGCGAGCGCCGGTCAAGTCGGTCTTTCATGGTGGTTAGGAGTTTAATGTGGCAGGTATAGAGAGATTAGCAATTTACGATCAAACAACTACCACCGCGTTTGGCTCTGGCAATACGGCGTATACAGCTACTGGAAATTTTTTAGTATCCGTTATTGCTACTAATACTGCTGCAACTGATGCAGAAATTTATGTAACTCTTAAAACCTCTGGCGGATCTGAAACTGCTGGAGCGCTAATAGCACATAAACTACCGCTTCCCGCTTATAATAGTTATGAAACATTTCGATTTGGAATGGACAATACCGACGCCATCGTGGTTGCCGGATCTGGAGGAGTGCGCTTCTTCGTTCAAGGAATTGAACAGATCTAGGAGAGTAAATGCCGGGATATGCCTATCCAGTTGATGCGGTCTCCGCTGCTGGCACCGCTAAGAGCATAAGTTTCTTAGTCACTGACACCGCAGCCTCTACTGCTACAACAATTTTTACAGCCACCTCAAAAACAAAAGTTAACTCCATTGTTGCTGTTCATACTGGAGCCAGTGATACAGGGATCCTGCCTGTTGAAGTTTACATTGGTCGCGGATCGCCAACTGTAAAGCACTTACTTGCTAAGAACCGTGTCCTTAAAAACAACTTTATTGTTTTGCCAGTTGTTTCTGGAGATAGTCGCGTTGGAGAAGATGGAGATCCAATTACTATCGGCTATAACAAGGTGATGCCTGAAGTTGTCCTCCAAACTGGAGACAAGCTTTATGCCACTTGCCCGTTTGAAGATGTAATCCAGATCCATATTGAACTGACCGAAGGGATCAAGTAGTGCCTCTAGTACCGCAGTTTATTAACATTGATGGGGCGGCCGGTACCCTCAATACCTCAAACCTTGAGGATATTGCCGACAAAATATTCTATGGAGCTCGCCAAGACATAGATACAGGAAAGACCTATATTGATATTATTGCTGGTGGAACTGCTATTAACCTAGGCGACAGCTCCTTCTCGGTCCGTTCAGATGATTATCTGAACTGGATGTGGAGTAGCAATACTTTACGTTTTAGTGTTAATGCAACTGGCCACATCTTGATGGAGGTTTACTAATGGCACAGATTCTTGATCTGGGCAAATTCCGCTTTGACTATCGCGGAACATACAGCGACGCTACTCAATACGAGCGCAACGATGTGGTCACATACGGCGGTAACGTTTATGTTTATAAACTAACCACAGCCAGCACAGGTAATTTACCGACAGATGCTGCCTTCTGGGATCTAATGGTAGAAGGATTTAACTATCGTGGGATTTGGGCAACTGGTACTCAATATCAGATTTCTGACTTGGTTTCATACGGCGGTAAAATTTATATTGCCCTTCGCGACACTATTGGTGATAACCCAGTAACAGCAAATGAAGACTGGTCCGTATTTGTTGATGGTATTCAATATGAAGGCGCTTGGTCTTCGTCTACCCCTTATCAAAAAGGTGACGTTGTTAAGTACGGCGGAAACATTTGGATTGCAACAACAAACAGTACTAACACCATTCCAGTTACTGGAGGTTCATGGGAACTTCTTGTTTACGGTGTTGAATGGAAAGGTGCATACAACGACGCAACTGCGTACAAAGTAAACGACATTGTTTCTTACGGTGGTAAGTCTTACATTTGTATCCTTGCTGCAACTGGAAACGAACCAGCGCAAAACCCATCTAACTGGGCTCTATTTAGTCAAGGCTTTCAATGGGAAGGCGTATGGTCTTCTTTAACTAATTATCAATCCGGAGATGTTGTTAACTACGGTGGTCTTGTATATGTAGCAATTGCTGACTCTCTTAACGTAGCACCAACTGATCCTCTTTCTTGGGCAGTGCTCATCGAAGGTATTGCTTGGAAGGGTTCATACAACGCCCTTACTACTTACAACAAAAACGACATTGTTTCTTACGGCGGTTCATCTTGGATTGCTAAGCAAAATACAACTGGTAACGCCCCAACTGTAGGTGCTAACTGGGATACGCTAGCCGCGGGTACATTCCCTAACTACGCTACTGAAGCAGGTAAGTTCCTTTCAAACGATGGAACGCAAGTACTTTGGGTATCAGATGTAACTGTTGATACTCTTACCGCAACCACTCAAGCTTTTGTTGGTACAGATGCTGAAACAGATCACGATGATAAAGCGCTAACCAACGCAGTAGCTTTCTTCCGCTTTGATAATGACGCACAAGAAGACGGCTTTGCTCAGATTGCCTTTAGCAACGCAGATCGCACCTCTTCAACAGATATTCAAGTTATCGCTAATAACGGAGATGACTCAACTGGTTGGGCTTCTTTCGGTATCACCGGATCTGACTTTAGCGATCTAAACTACGGTATTACTGGACCAAACGATGCTTACATCTTCTTTGACGCTCCAGTAACTGTTACTAAAACCATTACTAATAAAGCGCTTACAGCTAACGTAGCGACCCTTACAACAGGCACCGCTCACGGAATTAGCGTAGGAGCTAAGGCGGTTATTACAGGCGTAGACGCTACCTTCAACGGTACCTACTATGTAACAGCTGTCCCAACACCTACAACCTTTAGATACGCCAAGACTGCTACTAACGTAACCTCCGCTGCGGTATCCCCAGCCGGATCAGTAACCTTTAACGCGGGAGCTGGCGGTAGCCTTGTATTCGCTACAGGTGAAAACGGAACAGATAACAAGATTGTATTTGCCGCTGGTGGTTTTGCTACTGGTGACACTCAGATGGAGATTACTCCTGGCGTAAACGTACACATTGAAATCCCAACACCTTCTACCTCACCAACTACAGGTGCTCTCACAGTCGTGGGTGGTGTTGGTATTCAAGGTGATATGAACATTCAAGGTAACGTAGCAATCGTAGGTACCATCTCCTTTGGTGGATCTGGTACAACGGTTACAACCGCAAACCTTGCTGTTGATGCTCCGATTATCTTCTCAGGTACAGGA